GGGAGCACCCCCTGTCCGCGCGACGACTGACGATTCTCTAATCCGCGCAGTAAAAAATAATTTGGACTTTAGCGAAGTAAAGCGCGAGTCATTCCCTTACGACCATTATAACGCAAAACAAAACCGCCCGGCAACGCTAGCCAAGCGGTTAGAGATTCAACGTATGGTACACTTCGTCAACTTCTTCGGCTGTCACACCGATATACCGCAACGTCACGGCCTGCGACGAGTGGTTAAACATGCGCATGATCGTCGTTAAGTCAGCGCCATTCTTATACGCCCAGTAACCGACGGTCTTGCGCAACGTGTGGCATCCGATTTCGCCGATTTTATCCTTAACGCCAGCCCGTTCGGCCGCATCGTTAAGGATACGATAAGCCTGCACGCGAGTGATCGGCTTGTTGCCGCCTTTGCGCGACTTGAACAGATACTCGTCGTCGGGCGCGTCGGCCGGCACGATTTCTTTGACGGCGTCTTTAATCGCTTTGTTAATCGCGAACCGTTTCGTCTTGCCGGTCTTTTGCTCGCGCACGACGATGTAATCACGATCGCGCACGTCGCCAACGCGGAGCTTTAAAATATCGCTAATACGTAAGCCGGAGTTAATTCCGATGATAAACAGCAACAAATCGCGACCACTCAACGCTTTCTTAATGGCGTTAATATGACGTTTGTTTCGAATCGGTTGAACTTCGTTCATACGTAACACCCTTTCTCGATATGTTACATACATCATACCGTACATAACGAAATTTGTCAAGGAAGGAGGCGAATTTTATGGCGTGGGTCAACGGCGAATGGATTGGGCGTAAAGAAAGGGCGGAATTAATCGAAAACCTCGAGCAATTAATCGCCGAGTACGAAAAACGACTCGACTCGCTGACGCCCGACGAACTCGAGGAGCTGGCGGTGTACGTAGACGAACTCGAACGGCTCAAGCGAATTCACCGTGCCGAGGTCGATTTGCTCTACTTCGCGTGGGAGTATTTTTCGGAAGTTCGCAACCCGGGCAACTCCGGTAACTGGGACGGCTTCGACATCGAGCGCATCGAAGACGCCCCGCAATTTCACAAGGAAATTTGCGCAATCATCGACAACGTGTCCGAGCGCGAACGCAACGCAAAAGTCGCCGTTGCCGCGCCACGTTCGCACGCCAAGTCGAGTTACCTGTCGAAAGCCAATCCGTTGCGTGAAATCGTGTACCGCAAGCGTAAGTACATCATCATCATTTCGGAAACGCCGTCGGTTGCAACGGCAAACCTCGAATGGCTGGCGAACCAGCTGAAAGGGAACGAAAAATTACGCCGTGACTTCGGTCCGTTGCTGTCGCCGAAGCAACAATTAAACCCGCGCGACAACAGCACGGAGTTTATCGCGTGGGAAGACCGTGGCGAAGGTGTTGCTCCGAAACAATTAACGCTTGTGCAGGCGGCTTCGACCGGGCAAGCGTTGCGTGGCCGTAACTGGAACGGAACGCGCCCCGACATGGTCATTTGCGACGACCTCGAAGACTTACGCAGTAATGCCGGTACGAAGGAGCAACGCGAAAAGCTTGCGGATTGGTTTTCGTCGGTCGTTATGCCGTTGGGCGACCCGAAAGGCAAGAAAACCGCGTTCATTTACATGGGGACGGTCGTTCACGCGGAATCGCTTTTAAATAACGTCATTAAACACCGCGCCGACTTCAAGTCGAAGAAATACAAAGCGCTCATCCAAGAACCCGAGCGTATGGACTTGTGGGAGCGTTGCCGGGCGATTTACCTCGACGAAACCTTACCGCCACATGAGCGCGCCGAAAAAGCGCGGCAGTTTTACGAAGAACACCGCGAGGAAATGGACCGCGGCGCTATCGTCTTGTGGCCGGAAGTGCAGCCGTTATGGAAGCTCATGACGTGGAAATGGGACAACGGCTCGAAAGCGTTCAACACCGAGTATCAAAACGAACCACTCGACGAGGAATCGCAAATATTCCGGCCGGATGAATTTCGCCTTTTCGACGAATCGGACCTTTTCGACGCGAACGGTCGCCCGTTGCCGTTAGAATTCGCCGCGTATTGGGACATGGCGTTCGGGAAGTCGCGTCGCTCGGACTACAACGCGATCGTCACCGTTGCCCGCAACCGAATGACTGGCGTTATTTACGTCATCGATACGTGGGCGAAGAAATGCCAAGCGCATGAAGCCCTCGAAGTCGCGGTCGAAAAAATCAAAGAGTTCGGTCACAACATTTTCGGTGTTGAAACCGTCCAGGCACAGCATGACTTGTTCCGCCAGCTTCGTGAGCGCCTAATGAAAGAAGGTATTTATGGCACAAAATTAAAACCGATCGTATCGCGAACGAAGAAAGAAGAACGGATAACCGCACTCGAACCGTTAGTCGAGAGCGGTTTTTTGCGTTTTAAAAAGGACCAACGTTTGTTGTTCGAGCAAATGGAGCAGTTTCCGACCGGTACACACGACGATTTACCGGACGCGCTCGCTGGTGCGGTTGAATTGATTGGCGGCACTCGCCGGCGCCGCATATTCCATCGAAAACCCGCCGGATTATAACGCTATAACACGAAAGAAGGTGTAGATATTGTCATGTTATTGTTTCAAATCGGCGAATTTTACCCACACCCTTCGCACGTTGATCGGATAAAACGTTACCGCAAAAATCGAAAGTTGTTTCTCGGCAATCATTACGACGTATTCGAGAAAAACGTCGCTTATTTGACGGGGCGGCAAGCGAATCTCGTTTACGTGACGGCGAACCTTGCCGGAATCATCTGCAAAAAGAGCGCCGACTTCCTTTTCGGCGAATCGCCCGTTTACAGCGCAGGAACTTCCGATAATTCCAACGAGCAAAAGGCGATCGAGCGAATCGTCGCCGACAACGACTTGAATATCACGTTATACGAAAGCGCGTTGTCTAACGCTTACCGCGGCGATTCGTTTTTCAAAATTCGCTGGGGTCAGCGCTTTGGCGGCGCCTTGCCGGAAGACCAAGACCCTTTCCGAGTGATTATCGAGGCGCAAAACCCGGAATTTGTGTTTCCGGAAACATCGCCGACCGACGCGAAACATATAATCGCTTATCACATCGCTTATCCGCAGCTCGTCGAAAACACGAACGGCGAGGAGTGGATACTTAACGTCGAATCGCATTATCCCGGCGTAATTAGATACGCGAAATTCCGCATGAATCCGATTAAATACAACGTTGATAACGAGGTCGAGCAATGGAAAATTTACGCGGAAATCACGAACGCACGCCGCGAAGTAAAAACAGGCGTACCGTTTCCGTTAGTCGTACACGTTCCGAACTATGCGCTCGACGACGATTGGCAAGGAATTGACGACTTAACCGAGCACCACGGTATTTTTGACGAAATCAACAACCGCCTTTCGAAGATCGCGGAAATCCTCGATAAACACAGCGACCCGGCAATGGTAGTGCCGGCAGGTACGCTCGGCGAAGACGAATACGGCAACCCGATTTTCCATGCCGGACGTGACAAGGTTTTCGAGGTAATGGACAAGAGCGAAGTCATTCCGCAATACATTACGTGGAACGGTCATCTTGACGCGGCGTTTAAAGAACTCGAAAAACTCCTCGACTTGTTGTTTATCAACGCAGAGTTACCGCCGGTTGCGCTCGGCAAAGACAATTCCGGTACATCGGGCGCGAGTGGTTTGTCGATCAAGTGGCGCATGAACTCGTTGCTGGCGAAAATCAACCGGAAGCGCCAGTATTACGATAAGGCGCTGAAACAAGTACTTTTAATCGCGCAATTACTCGAACACGCCCAAAGCGACAAGAAACCGGATTATGAGGTCGTCACGCCGATTATTAAATTCAAAGACGGATTACCGGACGACGAAATGGAACAAGCGACGATCGCACAAATTCGCACGGGAGGCAAACCGGTGCAATCGCAACTTTCGGCGATCATGGAAACTTTCGGCTACACCGAAGAACAAGCGCGCATCGAACTCGAACGTATCCGCGAAGAAGAACGCGCCGAGAGCTTCGTAGACAGTTCGGTTTTCAATCGTGACGGAGGCGCTGATTAATGGCGGAGTTTAAGGAAATACCGACGCCTTCTTATGAATACGAAATCAGCCAGCTCGTCGATTACTACAGACGCGCGGTCAACGATATTCTTCGCGAACTCAATAGCGTTGATTTAACGGATTTCCAACGCGCCAACGCCCTAGCCGTGCTCGCGGACATCGCCGACATCCTATCGGAATTGGACGATAACGCCGCGGCTTGGGTCGAAGAAAACATTCCGAAGGCTGCGCTCGACGGTGTGGCTGGCGCGATTATGGCGCTTGGCGTTGCAGAAACGATCGACGAAGCACGTACGATCGCGAAGTTTAATCGACTTAACCGCGAGTTAGTAAAAGCGGTTGTCGCTGATACGCAAGCCGACTTACTGGCTGTAACGCAAAATATAAGCCGCAAGGTTAAAGCGGCAGTTCGACAGGCGGTTGCCGAGTCCATGCGCGCGAATATGACGCGCGGAATTAACGGACGGCGAACGATTAGCGCCGATATTGTTACCGACATGAGAAAACGGCTAGGTGACGCAGTAAACACCGGAATCATAGACGCGGCCGGTCGTCGCTGGAAACCGGAAGTTTATGCCGATATGGTTGTTCGCACGAAAATGATGCAAGCGCACAAAGAGGCGACGCGGAATGAAGCGATTAGTCGCGGCGCTTACTACGGAGTAATTAGTTCGCATAATGCCGCCGATGCCTGCCGAAATTGGGAAGGCAAGATCGTGAAACTAACACCGGATGCTCCCGGTGATTTTCCGTATGTAGACGATTTACCTCGTCGCGAAATATTCCATCCGAACTGCCGGCATATCATTACGCCGGTAAGACGTATTGATCGTCTACCCGACGATATTAAGAACCGTAATAACATAGCCTGACCGAGTCCGCATTAAGTCGTTAAACTGCTTGCGGAAAAACCGAGGCGTTGCTCGTAAAAACGAAACTTATTAGGAGGTTATTATCAATGACAAAACAGTTTTTATTACCGTTGAATTTACAATTTTTTGCGGAAGGTGAAGGCGAATCAACTGCTACAGACGCCAATTCGTCGGAGGCGACGGTAAACACCGATAATGGCGTTTCTAATAAAGATACTTCCGCGCCGGCGCAACCTCAACAAAGCGAAGTAATGATTCCAAAACATCGCTTTGACGAGGTAAATAACAAATATAAAGAAGTTAAAGCGCAACTCGACGCCATCCTCGCTCAACAGGCGGAAGCGGAACGAAAAGCGCAAGAGGAACAAGGTAAATTTAAAGAATTATATGAGCAAACAACAAACGAATTAACATCTTTCAAATCAAAATTTGAACAAATCGAAGCGCGCGCAAAACAACTTGAAAGCGTTATTCAATCGCTTTTAGAAACAAAGCTAAGTGCTATCGATGAGCAATATCACGATTTAATTCCGGATAATTTATCGCCGGAAGAAAAATTAGCTTGGATTGATAAAGCAGAGCAAAAAGGTTTATTTAAGAAAAAAGGTCAAACTCCTATCGGCGAGGGAACTAACCCAAGCCAAGCACAAACAATCGATTTAAACAGCTTATCACCAATCCAATTATTAAAAGCAGGCTACGGTTCTAAATAAGTCCGTAGCCTTTTCTTATTAAATCAAAAAATTAATGAATTAGGGGGAATTTTAAATGGCATTAACATTAGTTGAAGCTGCGAAACTTTCTCAAGACACTTTACAACGTGGGGTAATTGAGACTTTTGCTCGCACATCTTCGGTTCTCGAACTATTACCATTCATGGACATCGCAGGTAACGCATATGCTTACAACGTTGAAGGCGCACTTCCTGGTATCGGATTCCGCGATGTTAACGAAGGTTACACGGAATCTACTGGCGTAATCAACCCTGCAAGCGAAAGATTATACATCGCAGGGGGCGACGTTGACGTTGACCGTTTCATTATCCAAACTCGCTCGAACATTAACGATGTTCGCGCTATTCATACGGAAATGAAAGCGAAAGCATTGGCACTTGCGATCACAAACCAATTCTTCAACGGCGACCAAGCAGTTGACCCGAAAGGTTTCGACGGCTTGAAAAACGTTTAACAGGAAAACAAGTAATCGAAGCTGGAACAGACGGTGCTCCATTAACGATTACGATGTTAGACGAGCTGATTGACGCAGTTGAAGGCGAACCTGACGTAATCTTCTGCTCGAAAGCAATGCGTCGAGAAATTAAGAAAGTCCTTCAAAACCACAACGGTTATAGCGAATCTTCTTACGACGCGTTCGGCCGTCCTGTAATGACTTACGGTGGGATTCCGATTCGTGTTGTAGAAACGGACCAAGCCGGAAACGAAATCCTCGGATTCAACGAAACACAAGGTACTGCAAACAATACGGCTTCTATTTACGCGGTGAAATTCGGTCCGGAACAATACGTATCCGGCTTGCAAAACGGCGGCGTAAGCGTTCGTGACCTCGGTGAATTGGCCGATAAACCTGTATTCCGTACCCGTATCGAATGGTACGTAGGTATGGCGGTATTCCATCCACGTGCGGCAGCTCGCTTAAAAGGCGTATTGAAATCTGCGTAATGATGACAAGTAATGGCGGTCTTTACGACCGCCTTTCGTTTTAAGGAGGTTGTGACGTGCGATACAAAATTTTAACACCGAACAAGAGTTACAACGGAGTAACGGAAGGAGTTGCGTTCGCTAACGGCGTTGGATACACCGACAGCGAAGTCGTTAAAAACGTTCTCGTTAACGATTACGGATACAGTTACGAAGACCTAAAACCCGAAGCGGAGGAAAAACCGAAGCAAGCGCCAAAAGGTAAAGCCTCCGCAAAATAACGACGGAGGTGAGCGCCTATGGCGTTAAGCACGGCGGATGCTACGGCGTATATTAGCGGGAATGTAATCGATGCGGACGACTGGCTCGAAGCGGACGAGGCGAAAAAACAACGGATTTTGAATGTCGCGGCAGACACGCTTACGCGCCGGTTTCCTTCGTATACGATTCCCGATAACGCTGTTTACGAATTTTGCGCGGCATTGGCTGTCGCTTTCAACGATACGAACAAACTCGCAAAGCAAGGCATTAAATCGTTCTCAATCGATGGCGTCGGTTCTTTCGCTTTTAAAGACGGAATTCCGAGCGATTTAACGATATTAATTCCGCAAAAATCCTACGACTTAATCGGTGATGCGAACGGCGTTAAGTTAAGTCGCTGTCGAGTCGGTAGGAGCGTGAGATAATGGCGCTCATTCCGTTAAAACAAACCGTCCGAATCAAACGCCCTGGCGCACCCGACAAATGGGGCAATCCGACCGCGCCGATCGAATTTACGCTACCGTGCCGTATTGTCGAGGGTACGAAGCTAACGCGTCGAACGTCATCGCAAGGCTCAGGTGGCACGATTTCAGTTAGCGCCGAGGAAGTCGTCAGCACAGCGCAAATATACCTCGACAAGCTCGCCGACATTCAATTGACGGACGAAATCTATTACACGGACGACAACGGCAAAACGCGCTTATACAAGCCAATCAGCATCGAAGTGAAGCGTGGGCTAAACGGTAAGGCGTTGTTGACCGTTGTGAACGTGTGAGGAGGCGATGAGCTTGGCGATTGATTTCGAATTTGATTTAACGCCGTTAATTCGGTTGATTGAACGGTCGCCCGAAGTGGCGGCGCGCGGCGCCAAACGTGGCTTGCACGACGCTCTCGACGACTGGGTACGGCAATCACGCGATATTGCGCCGATTGACGGCGGTACGTTGCGTCGTTCAATAACGGCTCATCCGATCGAGGGAAGCGGACTAAACCTCGAAGGTACGGTTTCGGCAAACGCGACCGAAAGGTGGCGCGACGGCACGTTCAACTACGCGTACTACATTCACGAAGTAACTGAACACGCGGTCACTGGCGACCCGAAATTCCTCGACAACCCGGCGAAGAAAAACGAACAAAAATGGCGCGGCTGGATTGAAGACGAAATTCGAGACGAATTGAAGAAAGCGGGGTGGTAGGCGTTGAGTAGCATCGTAACAGACCTCGAAAGTATCGAGCAGTATGTGGCGCCGTTGTTTCCGGCGGCGACGATTTATTTGCAATACGTTCCGGCGCAACCGACTGCCAACTCGCTTTCGATTCGTTTGCAGGGCGTGAACACCGAAACGGAAACAGCGTATCACATGGCGAGGCACCGCGAATATCAACTCGTATATTTCGACACCTCGAACGTCGATGTATTAACGAAAATGGACGCACTCGACCGAAAATTGAATAACGATTTGTTAATTCCGATTAAGGACTCGACTCGTTACTTGCGCGTCGAGTCTTTTTCGTTATCGCAGCCGTTTAAAACCGAAACGGCATTGATGCGATGATCGGCGTGTTAGCGGTAACGGTACGTGAA